GCGAAGCAGATGCCTCAACAGATTCAATAGACGCGTACTTAACGCGGCCTTGATCCTTAACAGTGAATCCGCCTTTGTCTACTTTAGGCTCTTTAAAGCTTGTGGTTCTTTTAATCATGATTAGTTTCCAAATATGTTTTTGGTCATTTTCTCAGCTACGTTAGCCATTTGTATAGCTTCTTGAAGTTTAAGTCTATCCTGTGCAGTTTTATTTTTCATGTCTGCAATATCGGCTTGAAGATCCATGCGCTCTTGATCCATCTCATAATCTTTATCAATGCGATCTTCATCCATATCCATACGCTGTTGAGCTTCTTTAGCCTTACGCTCAACATCTTGAGCCTTGATATCAAGCTCTTCTCTTCGAAGCTCAACCAAAGGATCATCATCTTCAGTCTCAAATTCAGGAGCAAGTTGTTCCATAATCTGCGCTGTTACTTGAGCAACCCTCGTTTCAATCATAGCCTGCATTTGTTGCTGCATCGGATTTGGTGGAGGTGGGGGTCCCATAGGCGCTCCACCCTGCGGAGGAGCCATCGGAGGAGACGCTCCTGGAGGTCCACCTGGAGGTGCGCCCATGGGTCCGCCCGAAGGAGGTGGTGGCCCCATACCTGGAGGTCCTCCCATTGGTCCGCCTGGAGGTGGCCCCATCGCTTGCATCTGCTGTTGCATTTGCTGTTGCATTTGCTGAATTTCAGGTTCTTGCATAACTTGTGCTCTAGCCATCATATCAACATGGGCATAAATATGACCTTGAATCATAGCTTGTAGCTGAGGATTAGACTTAACAGGCCCAGACTTGTAAGCCGTAATATGCGTCTGGATATGAGCCTGATGGTCTTGATCAGGAAATGGTGTAGCTGGCTGCATCATCATAAAGTTTGCATTCTCAACACCAGAAGCCATCGGTTGTGGTTGAGGCGGAGGTGGTGGAGGTGGCAGTATCTGATCAACTTGCTGAACACCCATTGCTTCGTACATACGCTTGTAAGCATTGTACATGCCCATCGGACCATGGATCTCAGGGTTAGCCTGAACCATTCTCAACATCTCTTGAGACAACATCACGCGCTGGCTCATAGAGAATATGTTGGGATCGCTGACAGGAAGAATGTCTATTCGGTCATCAAAGTCTTGCTGGATTACGCCTGGATTGCCATTCGCAACCATATACGGATAAGCAGGCGGTAAGTAATCTTTAAATATTTTTGCGAGAAGCGAAAACTCAATACGCTGTGCATAATGCAAACGCTTATGAATCGCGCTCATTACGCGACTACCGCGCTCCAATAATGCAACAGTGGTGCCGACAGGTGCCTCTTGATTGCCGTCACCAACTTGCATATCACCAATAGAGGCGAATCGCTTACCGGCATCAACCAGCATACCAAGCAAGTTTAGGAGGGTGCCGCTAGGTTCTTTAAACGGCAAAGGCATTAACGCATCGCGCAATGAGCCTCCTGGCGCATCCATGTCCCTAAACTCACCTGGCTGTAATGGCACATCGCTATCGCGAATACGAATACCACGCGCCTTAAATCCAGCAGGTAGGTTGGCCAAAGTACCGGCATCAATCAACTGTCGAAGCAATGAGGTTGCCCCACGGGACAACCCACCGATCATATGCGTTAGGCCGAAACCATAAAAGCCGACCCCAGGAAGAAACTTATAATGAACAAAATAATCAATCCTAGTACGCATAGGATCGTTTTGATTGTAGTTTCTGCGAATGGATAGAATTTGAGACTGGCTTTGAGAGATGGTAACAATGTACGGAAGCTTGATACCCGTTTCTTCACCTTCTGCATTAACGTCTTCATACCCTGGAATGTCGAGTTCAACGTGCATTTCAAGGATTTCACATTCGTCTGAATTAGAGCTACCAGACGGCTTAACACCTTGTAGTTCATCTAACTCCTCCTCAATACCATTGCCTGCTGATGGGTCCGAAGAACGATCAGACATTTTAGTTTTTCGGTAAAAACCAGACTGCTGAAGCTTCTTCACATCGTTAATAGACATGTCAACAATGTGCGTAATGCGACCAGCACTCGAAAGACTCGAAGCGCCATAAGGCACAACAAGCTTTTCAGATGGGATAAACCTAGAGACCGGACGATTCAAAGTCTGGTCAAAGTGAACCTTACGAAATGCACTGCCCGATAACGGGAGATAAAACAGCATCTGGTCAGTTTCAGGATCATACTCTTGCATTACATGAGTGATCTGATAGTTCATGTACTCTTGTACACGCGCTGCCTGGAGGTCCGTTTGCGGAGTACCCAGTCCAACGACTTGAGTCTTAACGGGACCCCCAGGCGGCAACATCTCTTTATAAGCCTGTGCTTGAAACTGCGTAACACTTTCAGCTAGAAGCGGATGCACAATCCCCGAAGCACCCTCAAAAGGCTCGCTTCGGTCTTCAAACTTCATGCCTAAAAACTCAAGACCTTCTCTATAAGTTTCTTCCCACTCTTTTCTTGAAGAAAGATCATCTTTGAAATCTGCAACACAATCACTGTACAGCTTACCGAGATCTGACTTATCTAAAACTTCCGCAAGGTTTTCGTAAAAATCCTCTGGCGCACCCATGGCTTGCGGCATCATAGGAGGTGGAGCACCAAACAACATGGTGCCGTCTTCAAGGGTTTCTACCTCATCATCTTCAAACCCAGAACCAAGAAGCTCATCAAAAGACTCGTCTTCAACATTGACTTCAACTTCTTTTGAGTTGTCTTCAATCTCTAGTTCTTGGATATCAACGTCATCAACGCCACGCTCAATAGCCATGTGTTAGCCCCACTTCCTTTCCCACTTCGTCATCGAAGTAGATTTCTTTTTAGCCTTGACCTTGGCTTTCGGCTTGCGAACAGCACCACCCTTCTTCATCTTAATCATCATCGGGTTGTCTTTGTCAGGAAAAAGCTCTTCCATATCTTCCTTTTTCTTACCCTTCTTCTTAATCATGATCATGACAGATCCGCGCTTTTCCGGCATCTCTTCATCTAAATACTCAGAAAGCTCGTCTTCGTTTTCTAACAAATCATCAATTAAAGATTGATCGTCAGAATCTTCAAGAAGGCGCATAACCTTTTTGTACATGTCCGTGTTGCTGGGCTTCATAAGGTTATTCCTTGTCAGAATACAGATTGTCAAAGATCTGATTAACGTCAAGCGTGTAGTCTAAATCAGACTTACTGTAATGAATATGCTGCGAAGGCTTAAAGTCTGGCGCACCTTCGCCTGTCTCAAACCATGCAGGATGCGTGACTCTTACCCTGTTATTGGGTAACGCTACAATATTTCCGGTCCATTCTCCAGCATCAAGCAACTCAAGCACATGCGATTGCTTATGCTGCGCCGGATCATCAGCGATCTCATTCTCCGCGTAGTCTACCGTAAAAAGATATTTCGCAGGATAAAATTCACCATCGATCTTAGCAAGCCAAGGGCAAGGTGTGCAGCGGTCAAGCACATAAACAGAGTGATTATGAGAACTGCAATCCCAAGGTTGAGCAGCCCAGACAGGCATCGGTTCAGGCCATTCTTCAAACGGCGTATCACCAACCAAAGCGGTGATGGGCATTCTTGCCCACATCGCTCCACCGTGTACGTTAGGCTCGTCTTCATCAGCTTCGCATCCAGTAAAGATAACTTGAAATGAAAGACATCGAGTCGGCATGGTAGTCACAGCGATGACCATAGCGTGTAAAAACTCGCCATGGTATCGCTCATGATTAACCGTGTATTCCCTTCTTACCCACGCCTTAAAGTGTGGGATATTGCTTTGGAGATAGGCCATGCTTAACGCATAGCCTTGCCAAACCCTCGCTTAGCCGCACCAACTCCGCGAGCAGTTTTCTTTCTGCCCACAGATCCACCGTTCTTGTATCCGGGTGGAACCTTACCGCCCATCTTGCCACCCTTCGAAGCCATCTTAGACTTCATGGGCATACCACCCATCTTCATGCCAGGAGGTCTGGGCGCCTTCTTCTTTAAATTTTGGCGCTGTTTACGAGCAGCAAGATTGCCGTACTTTTTAGTTAAGTCATCAATCACACTTGTTGATTGCTTCTTCCCAGTGCTTTGAACAGATCTAAGCAAATTCTTTTGAGCATCACTCAACTCTGAGATTGATCTGCCAGTTCCTGCACCAGATCGGGCTCTTGAAGGTCCAGCCTCTTTGCCGCCCATACGGGTATTTCTTGACGCTCTTGCCGCAGCTGCAAGTCTACCAGCTGCAAGTTTTTCTTCTCGAGGAGCAGCTCGATTTACAGTTCTTTTTGCTTTCATCATTCCGCCTGCTTGTTTTTTAACGGGCTTTTTCTTTGTACGAACAAAGTCAATAAGACCTCGCTCACCACCAAACTTCTCATCATCACCAAGCAATGCTCGGGCGAGAACACCGCCTAATGGCCGGAACTTTGCATCTTTCCCAAAGATAGCGGGACGTTTTTTAGTACCGCTTTTTGAAGCGGCAGCGGCAGTTGGACGCTTGCCACTTTTGTTCCACTTGTTCATGTAAGCAGTCAATGTCAAGCCGGTTTTTTCTAACTGCTCTTTGCTGACGTTAGCCTTACCATTGCGAGTCTTGCTGCTTCCTTGGCCAAAACGACCTGTGGGTTTGGTTTCTTTTTTATCAGCCTTGGAAGATTTTTCGTCTTTCTTTTTGTCATCTTTAAAAAGACTGTAAGCTCCAGCTCCAGTACCGGCAGCAACACCAGCTCCTCCTGCAATACGCTTACGACCTTTGGATGTAAGTTTAGCTCTCTCTGCTCTTGTAAGAGCTTGAGCACCTTTAGTTGTATCAGTAACTCCGTAACCCTGGCCAACGTTTGCGTTCTTTTCAATCTTAACGCCTTTGTTCCCAGCAGCCCCTGCACGGGTAGAAGCTCCCCGCTCTAGTTCTTTAACTTTTTTAGCGCCTTTCTTAAGACCCTTACCAACTAATGTAGCTGTTGCTCTAAATACCATGATCGTTTCCTTATCTCGAGATTAATAATATGCGCGTTTATCTCGGTAAACTTCCTCTTCAATCTCGTCAGACTCAAGGTTAATAAAGTTACCTTGTCTAAATCTTAGTATAGCTTGGGTCATGGAGTCTACATAATCATCGTTCTCTCCAAACGGAAATGCAGCACACTCCTCAATCACCTCATCCGCAAACACAAAGTCAGGCGCCCATA